GTATGCAAGGGCATTGGCATTTCCAGGACGGCTTTTTACAAGCGCATGAAGAACGACCCTGAGTTTGACGGGGCAGTGAAGCAAGCGCAGCAGTACAGTGCTGAGAAGGCTCTGGAAGAACTAGACAAGGTGTTTGACGATGCGTTGCACCGTAGAAAGGATTACGATACTGGGGTGCTGCGTGACTATGCGCATCATGTGCGGTGGAAGGCCAGCAAGATATTGCCGGAGCGTTTCGGAGACCAGAAGAACCGGGCTGGTGTTGAGATAGGCGATGGTACTGTGAAGATACTGTGGGAGACTGATTAGGCATTATGGAAAAAAGTAGGTTTATGGCAGATGTGCCAGTAAGCACTACGGAGTCTGGTCTTGTGGGGGAACACATAGCGGCTGCTTCGGTGCTTATGCGAGGGTGGCGTGTAGCAATGGCGCAACAGGACTGCGTGGATTTGATTGCGTGGCATCCTCAGACAAGTGCGGTTTTGCGGATACAGGTGAAGGCTTGTCAGTCCTCTAGGCAATCTTCTGTTGGCAATAGAAATCGTGTTCGCTTTATGACTGGGCTAGGCGGCAACAAGAGGCTTCCTAGTAAGAAGGATTATGACATATTAGCGTGTGTATCATCTGAGCAAAGAACAGTCTTGTTTGTGCCTGTAACGGCTATAGATTGTAAGAAGATAACTAAACATACCGACTTCTTTGAAGATGATGACATAGAAAGAGATAGCTGGGCACATTGCCTGGATGTTCTGGGAGTAAGCAGTGGAAGTAAAGATACCCTATAAGCCTCGTCCTATTCAGGGAGATATGCACAAAGAGCTGAAGCGTTGGAACGTGCTAGTGATGCACAGACGCTTTGGCAAGACTGTGTGGGCTGTTAATCACATGATAAAACGTGTGCTAACTAATCCGCTACCCCGGCCTAGAGTTGCGTTGATTGCGCCTACCTTTACGCAAGCGAAGCGTATCGCGTGGGATTATGTTAAATATTATTCTGGCGTGATACCCGGCGTTACCTTTAACGAGACTGAACTTAGAGCTGACTTCCCGAATGGCGGTAGAATAACCCTCTTATCAGCAGAAAACCCAGATAGCTTGCGCGGTATTTATTTAGATGATTGTTTCTTTGATGAATATGGTATGCAAAATCCTAGGGTATGGGGGGAGGTTGTGCGACCAGCCCTGTCCGACAGGCAGGGGTCGGCTACATTTCTAGGCACACCAGCCGGGCATAATCATTTTTTTGATATGTTAGAGACTGCAAAGAAGGAGATGGCGGAAGGCTCAGAAGACTGGTATTATAAGATTTGTAAAGCCAGCGAGTCTGGCATTGTGAAGCAAGAGGAGCTAGACGCTGCTCGCGCTTCTATGACCGAGGAACAGTACGAACAGGAGTTTGAGTGTTCCTTTACCGCAGCTATTATAGGCGCGTATTATGCAAAGTTGCTATCTGATGCTGATGATAACGGACGAATTACGCGAGTGCCGTATGACCCAGCTTATCCTGTGCATACTGCATGGGACTTGGGTGTAAATGATAGTACGGCTATTTGGTTTGCACAGACCTTTAGAGGTGGGGCAATAAATGTCATTGATTATTATGAAAGCTCTGGAGTGGGACTCGACCACTACGCAGACATATTACGGCAAAAAGAGTACAAATACGGAGACCACCTTGCGCCGCACGATATCGAAGTGCGTGAGCTGGGTTCGGGCAAAAGTAGGCTGGAGACCGCCTACACGCTAGGGATTAGATTCCGTGTAGTACCTAAAATGAAAGTTGCAGACGGCATAAATGCGGCTAGAATGATGCTACCTAAGTGCTACTTTGACCGCGATAAGTGCGATGTGGGCTTGGAATGTTTGAGACAGTATAGGCAGGATTGGGATGATAAACGGCAGATTTTTAGAGACCATCCGAGGCATGACTTCACGAGCCATGCAGCGGATGCCTTTCGTTATTTGGCAGTGGGGCTACAGAATAGAGAGATGGCAGTCAAAGCTCCACAGACAGTTGCAGAGAATGATTACAACCCATTTGCGGTTTAAGTAGAAAAAACCTATAATACAAGCAGTATTTTATTGACAGGAGAAAACCCGATGGGATTTATGAAGCCTAAAGTAGCTACCCCTCCACCACCTCCTCCGCCTCCACCAGTGGCAGAGCCAGAGGAAATGCAGCGTTCTGTAGCATTGGCGGAAGAAGAAGTAACACGCCAACGCCGTGGTCGCAGAGGCCGTGGCTCGACTATCGTTGCTGGCGGTATGCTCGGCGGCGGTGGTGCAACGCCTACTGGTACACCAACCTTATTGGGGTAAATTATGAGCGAACTCACCAAGTCTCTTATTAGCCGCTTTGAACATATCAAGGGGCGTAGAGATAATTGGGATACGCATTTTCAGGAATTAGCTGATTATATGCTGCCCCGTAAGGCTGATATTGTGCGTAAGCGCAGTAGAGGCGAAAAGCGCATGGAGCTGATATTTGATGGCACAGCATTACAGGCTGTAGACCTCTTATCAGCTTCCCTTCATGGTATGCTGACCAGTGGGGCGACTCCGTGGTTTCATTTAGATATGAAGGATGCCACAGTTGGCAGAGACGATGATGTGCAGGAATGGCTAGAAGATACTAGCCAGCGCATGATACGGGCGTTTAACCACTCAAACTTTGAAACAGAAGTCCATGAAATGTATGTGGACTTGGTTGTGTTTGGTACTGGCTGTATGTTTATTGAAATGGATGATGGCAATCTTCGTTTCAGTACCCGGCACATATCTGAGTTTTATGTAACTGAGAACCAGTACGGGGTTGTTGATACTGTTTTCAGAAAATATAAGATACCAGCTCGCCAAGCCGTACAGCGCTTTGGCCTAGAGAATGTTGGCGAATATATTGCGAAGGTACACGAGAAAAAGCCGGATGATGAGGTGGATATTCTTCATGCGGTGCTGCCTAGAGCCGAGCGTGACACTCGCAAGCGTGACAATAAGAACATGGCCTATGCTTCATATTATATTGATATGGAGTCTAAGAAGCTGATGTCTGAGTCTGGCTTCGAAGAAATGCCCTATATTGTGCCGCGTTTCTTGAAAGCAACAGGCGAAGTTATGGGTAGAAGTCCTGCAATGGTTGCTCTCCCAGATGTTAAGATGTTGAATCTTATGTCAAAAACAATCATTCAGGCCGCACAGAAGCAGATTGACCCACCTCTCCTCGTTCCCGATGACGGGTTTATTCTGCCTGTGCGTACCCAGCCAGGGGGCTTGAACTTCTACAGAGCTGGCACAAGAGACCAGATTACCCCATTACAAGCCGGGGCTAATATCCCGATTGGTCTGAGCATGGAAGACCAGCGCCGTATGGCTATCCGTTCTGCATTTTATGTAGACCAGTTACTTTCCGGCTCTACGCCTAACATGACGGCTACAGAAGTTATCCAGCGCCAAGAAGAACGTATGCGTGTTATTGGTCCTGTTCTTGGCAGACTAATGAACGAGATGTTGCGTCCGATGATTGACCGGGTTTTTGCGCTAATGTTGCGCGAAAATATGCTGGCTACACCGCCTGAGTCTATTCAAGGTACAGATGTTGATATCGAATATGTATCACCATTGGCACGGGCACAAAAATCCAGCTCCCTTAACAGCACCATCAAAGCTCTTGAGGTTCTCATGCCTCTGGCACAATCACTACCTGTCAGCGACCATATCGACCCCGATGGCCTTGTGCGCCATATTACAGAGTCGCTTGGTGTGCCGAAGACTACATTGCGTTCCCAGCGTGAAGTAGACGAAACCCGGCAGCAAAGAGCCGCAGCCGAACAGGAAGCTATGGAGCGTCAGGCGCTATCGCAAGACGTATCTGACGCAGCTCAAGCTGCGCAAGCCGTGAGAATGGTAGGACAATAATCGTGAAAGAAGTTGAACAGCTTAAAGAAATGTATCGGCAGACCTTTGGTAGTGACAGTGCGTCAAAGGTTTTAAAGGATTTGGAGGCTCGCTGTAACTGGCGGTCTTCAAGCTATGTAGCTGGCGATGCCAATGCTACAGCTTTCGAGGAAGGAAAACGGGCAGTTATCCTTCATATTTATAACATGATGCAGGAGTAATTATGTCACAAGAGAACATCGAACAGGTAGCCCAGCCTGTAGCACCTATGCAAACGCCAGCAGAGGTTGCTTCGGGCGGGTCTGGTAACGAGTTTTTACAGATGATACCAGAAGAACTAAGACAAGACCCAAGCCTTACACCCATTAAGGATGTAGAAAACTTGGCTCGGTCTTATGTAAACGCACAGAGATTGATTGGCGCAGACAAAATTCCGATGCCAGTCAACCCTACAGATGAAGACTTAGACCGTATTTATGGCAGACTTGGACGGCCTGAAAGCCCAGAGGGATACCAAATACAGGCTGACGGAACTGTAATTACAGAGGAAGTTGCCAACAATTTCAGTGACATAGCCCACAAGTTGCGTCTTAATCCCCAGCAAGCACAAGGTATTCTTGATTATTATCGCTCCAGCATGGAGCAAACCACGTCCCTAATGGCACAAGAAACTGAGCAAATGAAAGAGCAGAGCGAGGCAGCTTTGCGGCAGGAATGGGGCTTAGCCTATGACCAGAAAGTGCAAGCTGCTGCGAAGGTAGCTCAAGAGTTTGCTGGCGAGAGTGTGTTTAATTTGCAACTAGCAGATGGCAGCGCACTAGGAAATAACCCTGAATTTGTTAAAGCATTTGCAAAAATTGCAGAATTTAGGCAAAATGTAACCAGTGAAGATACTGTTGCAGAAATATCACAATCAAATGTGATGACTCCTGCAAACGCCCAAGCAGAGATTGACGCGATTATGAACGACAAGACTCATGCTTACTGGGACAGAAGAAATCCCACTGGACGGCAGAAGGCCGTTGAGAGGGTGCAGTTTTTGATGGAGCAGCTTCATGGATGACGAGCTGACTCCAGAAGGAATACGTCTTGAGTGCTTACGGCTCGCTGTTGAGTTTGGTAGCGCGAGGGATTTAAAAGAACCTGACACTCTGGCAGAGAAATACTACCAGTGGGTCATGCAGGGTAGCGGCAAGCTATGTCAATGCCGTCCTGAAGACAATCGGATAGACGATAGCCCTAAGAAGGCTCAAAAGTCTAGGAACGTCCGCAAGGGTAGCGTACCGCAATAAGCACAAATGTAACCATGTAGAAAAGGAGGGACATCATGTCCTTACAAGTAACTACGGCATTTGTACAACAGTATTCTGCTAACGTGCAGATGCTTTCACAGCAGATGGGTTCTCGTCTGCGTGATGCGGTGCGTGTTGAGAATATGGTTGGCAACAATGCCTTCTTTGACCAAGTTGGTAAGGCGACTGCGCAGAAGCGTACAACTCGTCATGCTGACACCCCACAGATTGATACACCACACGCTCGCCGCCGTGTATCACTGGTAGACTACGAATACGCCGACCTGATTGATGACCAGGACAAGGTTCGTATGTTGATTGACCCAACATCTGCTTATGCACAAGCTGCTGCGGCTGCTATGGGTCGTGCGATGGATGATGAGATTATCGCATCTGC